AATTTTATTTGATTATAATGAAAAATTGTATTAAAATATTAATGTATGTTTGCTCCTATAGCTCAGTAGGTAGAGCAACTGATTCGTAATCAGTAGGTCACAGGTTCGACTCCTGCTGGGAGCACCAGTTATAAAGCTTGTGATATCAATGTATTGCAGGCTTTTAATTTTTTGTATAAAATGAATAAAAATGTTAAATTGGAGACCATTTGGAGACTACTCAAATAAAAAACGAGTTAAGAGTGCTAAAATATACAATAAAAAAGCAGGACTATTTTAGCCTTGCTTTTTACCTTTTTCAGGTTTGTTAAATAAATTTTCAAGTTTGTTGGCAGCTTCTCTATCTGCTCTTTGAAGTGCATGAGTGTAAATTTTAAGTGTAGTGTAGGGTTCTGCATGGCCTAGTCTTTTAGATACTGTGGCAACATCCATGCCCTGGCCGATTAATAGACTTGCACTGGTATGTCTTAATCCATGGAAATTTACATTATCGAGTAAGTATTTCTTTTTATCTTTCTTAGGTATGGTATTATTATTGAGGACTCCATTGTTATGCCTTTTAATAAATTTGGAGAACCATTTACCTAAAGTTTGCGGAAATATAGGGGCACCATTGCGTTTGGTGAATATACGGTTGCTATCAACCCATAAATTTCCCAAATCAGCTTTTACACCATTTTGCCATAGTTTATATTGCCTCATTACGGCCATAACAGTGTCGGGAAGTGCTATTACTCTATCACTGCTCATATTCTTTGTAGACTTTGTAAATATGCCTCTATCGGGTAAGTATTGAGAAGCCTGGCGTATTCTTAATACTTCATTATCCCAATCCAAATCGGACCATTCTAAGCCATTTAATTCTCCTGCTCTCATACCGCCATATATACACAAATATACCATGGCTTTATATTTAATTGGCTCATATTCTACCAGCTGTAGTATATATTCCACCTGGTCAATTTCAAAATGTCTTGCCTCCTTTCTTTCAACTTTAGGAGGTTTCACGCGTGATGCAGGATTATTCAATATGAATTGCCATTGAACTGCAGAGGTAAGTATGCTGGATATGATTCTGTGATGATATAGTATAGTTCTTTCAGACAGCGGTCCGGTTTTTTCAACTGTATTGAATATAGTATCAATATTTACTCCTAATACTTCACTTATTTTAGTGGCTGTAGATAGTGTGAAATTTTTCCCAGTTTTAATACCTTTGATGGTTCTGTACTGAATTCCAGCTTTAGAGGCAATATCTTTTAAAGTGATTCTTGATTCTGAAATGATTTTATCGAAATTTTTGTTTGGAGTGTATTTTTTATCAAGTCTTATACCATTTTCCCTGAGATTGTTATAAAACTCATTTAAATGTGTTGGCTGCAGCTTATTTAATTTTATATGGCCAAGAGCGGGAATTATTCGGCTTTCCAATATTTTTTTATAGCTGAAAAATGTTTTAGGCGCCAGCTCATTTTCTGCATAATCTTTTAACCATTTATGTATGAAATCTTCAAAGGTAATTTTGCCGGCATCAAGATATAGTCCCTTTTCGATTTCATTCTGAAATAATACAAATTGCCTTTGTGCCTCTTCCAGCTGCTTATTAGGCTTGATATCAGATAGATTAATGGTTTTATACTTTCTAATCTTTTTACCGCTTTTATCATAGCCACAGGACACTGTAAGCCTATATGAGTTTTTTCCTCTTTTTTCTATAGCGGCCATAGAAAATCATCCCCTTTTAAGTTTAATCTAGTAGTTACTATGATGTTTTGTGTAGTAACTACACATTTAAGTTATTAAAATCAATTTCTAAATCATCATATATCCCGACTTTTATTTTATCTGTAAAGGAATAAGCTTTAGGAGCTCCATAATGCATTGTATCGTCAAGTTTGTATATCAGTATACTTTTATCCATGGGATTTACTATCCAGTATTCACGAACCTTATATGAGCTGTATAGGCTTAATTTGCGTATATAATCATTGGATGGGTTGAAGGGTGACACTATCTCAATAATTAAATCAGGGGCACCAATGCAACCCTTATCGTTCAGTTTATTCTTATCACATATTACTGATATATCTGGTTGAACAATGTTTCTGCAGTTATCAAGGTTTTCTTCATCAGTGAGGAATACATCAAAGGGTGATGGGTATACCTTGCAATTACCGTTGTTGGATTTAATATAGTTATAAAATGCAGCGGATAGTGCCATAATAAGCTCCTGGTGTATTCTTGATGGTGCAGGTGACATATCGTATATATTACCTTCTATAAGCTCTATTCTGGAACCTTCAGGGTAGTTCATATAGTCGGTGTAGGTATAAGTCTTATTTTTAGCTGTATTGTCCATAATTCTTCTCTCCTTTCATTTGACAATTTTGTTATATGAATTTCGTATATTTGGTTGTGGCGACACAGTATCCACAAATGTGGATACTACTAATTTGAAGTTGTGTATAGGATTGTATATAGTTATCCTGTCAGTGGCTAACCATTGATTTTACTGGGTTCCTTTTAAAAAGAATACTAATCACATTAGGGCTTTCGTATTTAAAGATGAAAATTTACCCAAGTGTAAATTCAGCTAGTTTATCGGGAATTTACCCGAAAACTTATAACTAAGTAGTTTTGGTATTATAATCATACAATTCATTTTTAAAGGCCAATACGACAATATTGTTGTATAAGGCATCGCATATTTGCAAGCCCTTTAGGATGCTTAAAATCTCAAGCTGGGAATTCAATTTTAAATCGAAGCATTTAGCATCCCTTACTGTAATAGTGGCTGATAACCGCTGAGTATTCTAAAATGAATCCTATGTTTTCGACATTTATGTATAAGACCTAATCAGGTAGCTTTTAACGCCCTGGTTGTGCCATTCGCCTTTAAAGGCGAATACGATAATATCGGAGTCCCTAAAAAAATGGTAGTGCTAACTTATACGGATTTTCCGATTGGTAGTTAGTAATTAAATAATATATAATAACCTTGTAATGATGTTGACATAGTGTCAATTGAGCTACAATAATATTTATTTACCTAAATGGAATAAATTCTAATTCAATTCCTAGAACTGTTTGTACTCCTCCATTTGTAGGGTAGTCTAAATTTCGTCCCCCTTGTTTTCCTTATTATTTTCTAAGAAATCTATGTATAAATTCTATTAATTAAAATTGCTAAGTATTTTATAACTAGGAGACTCTTAATGTTATGGTTGCCCGTTTGTCTTTAAGTACGAACGCGATGATATTTGTAATGTAAATTCTCGTAGTGGATACCCAATTTAATCAGATGACGAATAATAGTTACCTAGTTTGTATTAAGGAGAAATTAAATTTCGTCCTCCTTGATGTTGATGTAAATTTTATGTAATGTCAAATTAGTATTCAACCTTGGCGGTAAATATATACATTTAAAGTAGACTTGGAGTTAATGAGTTTTCTATTTTTTAGTATTATAAATTAGTTATTTTGAAGATCATTAGATTCTTGTCCGATATTTTTTGTCATTAAATCAATATTTTTTATCATTGAATCAATAGCTTTTGAAGATATACTATCTATTTGCTTTTTTAATTGCTTTTCATTAATTTTATTAAAATCTATATAACCAAAATTATGTAATGTATAATTTATAAATTCTGATGTCGTGTATTTAAGAATATCCTTATATACTTTATAAACTTTACTTTTTTCCACTACATTTTCTTCAGTAGTTTTAAATTCTTTTTTTAGCCTTTCATCATCTATTAAATCTCCCCAACTTATATTAAGAGCTTCTACTAATTTATCAATCATGTCTATACTTGGAATTACGTCATTGCTTTCATACTTTTGTACCATACGTTCAGATTTATCTATCTTTTTTGCTAATTCCTTTTGCGTTAAATTTGCTTTTTTACGATACTCTTTTATTTTATTTCCAATATCCATTTAAATACCTCCATATATATAATACTACAACACGAAATAAAAATACATATTTTTATTTAAAAATATTGACTACGAAATTAAAATACGTTAATATATAAATATAGCGAAATAAAAATTCGTAAAAGAAGGTGAAAACATGAATTTAAACCTGAAAAAACTTAAAATAGCACAAGCTAGGGCTTGTTTGTCAATTAATGATCTTTCTAATAAATCAGGACTTGGAAAGGCTACAATTTCTAAAATAATTAATGGGGTTAGTAATCCATCAGCAAGATCTGTGGGATTATTAGCTAAAGCTTTAAATATTGATGTAGAACAAATTATCGATATTAAATGACAATAAGAATTTGTCACATCCCGAAATTTTAAAATAACAGTTCATGTACAAAATATTATATGCAATTGCTAGAAAGGAAAAGCTAAAAACCCTAGTATCGCAGTGGCGAAAGCAATAAGTAGATAACTTGATACTCCTGTACAAGAGTTGTTTTTCAGTGAGGAGGAATAAAATGAGATACTTTTTAAAGCCAGGTCAAATCCAAGAACCGTTAATTATTGATATACCTGATGATTTTAATGTTATGGCAAATGGAGTTTGTTTTTTAGAGAAAAAAATCTCAAAGATTATAGCTTATAAATATGACCAATATAATTTTTTTCTTGATATGTATTGTGATACAGATAAATATGCCTCAATTGCATGTAATAAGCCATATGAAGTGGTATTGGATAGTGAAATAAATGGTGTTTTTATAAGAGAAAATGATGAGGTGTAGCATATGGATAAACTCGTATTTATAAATTCAAATGCTCTTAGCGAAGAGCCATACACTACTTCGAGAATTATTTCAGAGTATGGAGGGCAGAAACATAGAGCTATAAGACAGTTAATAAAGACTTATATTAATAAATTCCAAAAATTAGGAAGGGTTACATTTGAAATGACACCCTTAAAAACTAAGGGAGGATTTCAAAATGTGAAAATATACAAAATCAATGAGCAACAAGCAACTTTTTTAATAACTTTAATGAAAAATACTGAGAAAGTAGTTAATTTCAAATTTGAATTGACAAAGCAATTCTATGAAATGCGGAATCAACTGATAAAAAGAAGAATTGAAAGGTCTGATGGTAAAAAGGAAAGAACTACTTTAACAGATGCTATATCAAGGCTTCCAGATGGTAAATATAAAGAGCATTTATATAGTAATATTACAAGACTTATTTATAAAATACTCTTCAATAAAACTATACTTCAATTAAAAGAGCAATTTAATGTTCCTAAAAAAGGTAATTTGAGAGATTATTTGCCACAAGTGCAACTGGCTAAGGTAAAAGTATTAGAGGAGCGAACTAGCGTTTTAATTGATATGGGACTTCCATATGAGGAAATTAAATTGATCTTGAACAAATATGCTAAGAACTAAGATATTTGTAAGAAGTAAGTGAATACATAAATAATTTTAAAGAAATAATCAAGAAATAAAAAAGTTCTGATGAAGAAAAATTCCTGATAGCCAGTTTTATAATAGTTATTAGGAAAAGAAATAGTGAAAAATGAGGTGATAGATGATGGGTAAAAAAGCTTATACTAGAGAAGCCGCTAAAGAGTTAGGGCTAACAGAATATCAACTTAGGAGAAGAGTGAGAGAACACAAAATACCCGTGTTAACATCTGGAAATAGATATGTTTTCGATATTGAACTTTGTGAAAAATTCTTGGAGAAACAGGCACTAAAAAACACAGAACCACCAATCCAAAACGTTAAAAAATATGGTGTGCTTAGAAAAATTGAAGGATAGTGGAATATCTGGACTAAAAAGTAGGTGGTGAGGTGCCAAAGAAGAAACAAAATTTTCAAAGTTTTCAAAGCAGTAAAGGTGGTAGGTTTATACCAATTTATTTTGATATGGTATGTTCTAAGGCATGGGAAATTTTGAGCGGCAATTCATTTAAGTTATATGTATATATGTTGAGCAAGTATAAAGTTAAGTATATAAACGGGCAAATAGATTATTGCAACAAAGATAATATATCTATAACCCGTTCAGAATACTCAAAATTTATGGCTAAGAATACTTTTGAAAGGTGCATTGATGAACTAATTGACCATGGCTTTATAAGGGTAAATGAATATAAAAGTATGGGAGGTAGTAGAAAACTTATAATATATGCTTTTAATGATGAGTGGCAAAAATATGGCACTGAGGAGTTTAATATAAAGAATGATTGGAAAAGGGCCAAAAACAGAGATTATGTTTAACTGACTACATAGCACAATAAATAAAAAGTGAGGTCAGAAACTGACCACGGGCGAGGTCAGAAACTAGCCTCGGGAAGCATAATTTAATAATTCCCGAGGTCAGAAATTGACCATGGGAAAAAGATACTCAATTGTAGTTATATGAATGTTTCGAGACTAATTTTGTATTTAAATAATTAAACTCATTCCCGAGGTCAAAAACTGACCACCTTATATATATATACCATATACTTACTTAAAAAAACCCACATGTGAAAATAGAAATAAATTTTAATATGTAAAAGGAGAAATGCTTAATGGAAGATTTTAGAGCTTTTATAGACTCTGCCTCTTCGGGAATATTTCAAACAAGAAAATTTATTTGTGATACTCAAAGCTCTGCAGAAGTTGTTAAAAAATCATGGAAAGAATTTGAATCTGCATCTAATATGTTACCAAATGATTTAAACCAGGTTATAGATAGACTTTTTATGATGGATTTTAGAGATTTAAAAATTATATCCAAACATGTAGACGAAATTACACGTATGTTTAATACACTAAGGCCTGATGATACAGTTAGAATTAAAAAACTTCAGAGTATATATAATGAGACTCAAAGGTTATGTGTTAAAGTTGGGATTGTTTCTAAAATGGCTCTAACAGCAGTAAGGGAGTCTGAACTCGCTTTGCATAAAGAATTAATTATGAAGTACGAGAGGGAAAATAAAAAGTGAATGTAGTTATTGGAAAGAGGGGATGATGGAAAAGTTGACTATTAAAAGCCTGAGAAAAATTTAAAATTTATAATTAATATTTAGGGGAGGATGAAATGCAGGTACGAGTTATAAATTGGGGTAATGTAAGCGATAGGCTAACAGAGTGTTGCTTTAACATTATTGTAGAAGATTTGAAAACAGGAGGAAAACTTGTGAAAAAATTAGGAATGCTTGCTCAAAAAGAAATAGAAGTATTTAGCAAATTAAAGGAAAGGAATTTAAAACAAATTAAGATAATCAAAGAAAGTAATAACCGCTCAGAGTATATAAAAGGGTATACGGATGCTTTGAAGGAGCTAAATAAGGGGTTAGAAGAGAAATTAAAAGAATTAGAGGCGTGATGTATTTAGAACTTGTAAATATTCACACTTAGTATACAGACATATAGGAAAATGTGGATGGGGATTTATAAATTATCAGAACCATGAGGAGATAAGAATGGAAAATTTTAAATATTCAATAAATGATATATCATCTGAAGTATTTTACATGGAAAGAGCTAATTCTGGATTGAAAGAAATATTAGAAAAAATTATGAAATTTTGGAATAAATCTAAATATAAATTCAATCAGGTAGTGATATTTAATGACTTGTATAAAGTAATGAATGATCTTTTTAAAATTGTTTTTAAAGATTTTGAAGTTGAGAATAGGAACATAAATAAGCTTAAATATATGATTAATACTTCAAAATTTGATGATAAAATTCAAATTGAAGAAATAATGAATGTACGACATGAAACACAAGCATTATTTGTTACTGTTTCTACTGCATTAGATGCATGTTCTACAATAATAAAAAAACTTGATTCTGCTATAGACGCAGGCTCGTATAATCAAATATTGAAATAGAAAGTAAAAATAGTTGGTAAAACATAAGAGCTTTTACCTGCTAAATAAATATAAAATTAAAAAACTTTAAATTTGGGAGGATGGGATTATGGATAATAAAATAGAAAATTTAATTGACAATGCTATAAAATCAGAATTTGAGGATTTGGAATTTAAAAGCGAGGACTCTACAGAGCTTGAGAATGAAAATATATATAAGGAATTGATTGAAGAACAAAATTTTATCTTGAAAAATTTATCTTCATTGGTTCCAAAAGAAATATATAAACTGATAAGAAAATTTGATGATATATCGTTGAGTTTGTCTAGGATTCAAGCACAGTATTTTTATAAAACAGGAGTAATATCAGGGCTTACCAATCTTAGATATTTAGGAGAAGTTACGCCAGAAACAATAGCTTTGAAAGAAGAAATATATAAATAGGCCTGGCTGTGGTTACTATGTAAATTTCTATAGTAACCACATTTATATTGGGTGGTGAGAATGATTGTACTGTGTTATACAGAAGATTTTTAATAAAAAGTGTAATTCATTGGGAGAAGCAAAAGAATTAAAGGTAGACTCTTCTACATTGATTATAGATGGTATATCGCAAAGAACCAAGTATTATTATTTCTATAGTATTGAAAGGTTTGAAAGACACCATAAAGAAGCATTTAAGATAAGTATTCATAAAAGCTATAGGAAAAATGGCAAAGTTAAGAAAAAACAATGGGTATTAGGTACCATGGGATATTATGATTTACTGGATTGGTCTTTGTATGACTGTGCTGGTGGCAAAATAGATAAGGTTTCAGAAGAGACAGGAGTAAGTGCTGATGATATATATGACATGGTATATAAGAAGTTAGATCCTATAATTTCAAAGATTACTGAAGAGTATGAGCAGACAGAAGAATATAAAACCAAAGTAAAAAACAATAAAATATTGTCAAGGTACTTTACAGCTAAAGGAAAGTTTGAATCAAAATACGGTCAGGATACTTATGATTATTGTTATGATGTGTTTGGGGTTCTGAGAAATAAAGAGTATTTAGGGGAACTTCAGTCGGCTTATAAAGCAAAACAGAAATCCTATGAATATTATAGTAGTTATTATGATGATTTTAAAAGTAACTACAGAAGTAATAATGATAGTAGTTACTTTAATATTGGACATAGTACCTACACAAAAGACGAAAAAGCTAAGCTTAAAAAAATATATAAGGTATTGGCATTGAAATTCCATCCAGATATGAATAACGGTGATGCTGATATGATGAAATTTGTAAATAAATTAAAAGAAGATTGGGGAATATAAGTTATTTTTAAAGGTTATAGAAACCTTGGTATAACTGATATTGACATGACGTTAACAAAAGTAGATACTAATGTATTTATTCTAACTATCTAAATAAAAGGAGCGATATAAATGCAGAAATTAAGTCCTATATACTCTCTTATCAGATCAAATGGGAGTATTGTAATAAATAAAAATTTATGTCATGCGATAGGTTTGAACGAAACTATAATCTATTCGGAACTACTATCCCGATATAACTATTTTAATGAAAGAAACAAGCTTGATGAAGACGGATTCTTTTTTAGCACTGTAAATGATTTGCAGAGAGCAACTTGTATAGGAGAAAAACCACAAAAAAAGGCTATTAATAATTTAAATAAGTTTGGGTTAATTGAATACAAGATCAAAGGAATGCCGCCTAAAAGGTATTTTAAAATAGAGAATAATATTGATCATATAGCTCATTTATTGGAAATTGGAGAATTTAAGATAAATGAGCTAAAAGAAAAGCAAGCTGAAACTGTTGAAAAATCTAGAAACCGCCTTTTGGGCGGAATTAATTCCGACGAATCAACCGATTTAATTCCGCCATATGGGGTGGTAAATAATACTAAGAATAATACTAAAAATAATACTAAATATAATAGGGTTCATTGTCATGATCTTAATTTTGAAGAATTTAAGAATATATTAATAAAAAAAGGAACTCCTATTGATATAGATGTAGTAAATAGTATGCAATACTTCACCAATTGTAGAAATAAATTATTTGATGAAATAAAGTATAACTATGATATATGGAACAAATTATTTAATGAATGGCTAAATGTAGAAATAAATGGGCATATACAAGCTGTTAGTTATGAAGATAGTAAGGTTATGATAGATAAGTTCTTTCATACAGAATTCCAGGGAAATGAAAAAGGAATATGTGATTATTCACCAGAGTTTTATTGCAGCGGAAAAATAAAAAAAATTAAATTCTATGATGCAGAATTGTTATAGTAAATACATATATAAACAATTAATAGTGGGAATTTTAAATATATGAATGATCCGATAGAAGCTGTAATTGATAGTATTGATATTTTGGTAGGAGATTATGAGGTAAGTAGAAAGTATGCAGCTAAATTATTACTTAAAGCATTATTGAAGAATGAATTTTTTAAAGATATATTGAAAGGGCTAAAAGACTTAGAGAAAGTTATAAATTTTAAATTAAAGTAAAATTAGTTGGAGGTGAGCCTGTTGAAGTTTAAAATAAACTTTTAGGGCAATATTATAAAAGAAATAAAATATTTAAATATCTAAATCGATATTGCAGATAGGTGATGAAGTATTCGTATTTCTTCATTCACAAAGGTTCAATACCTACAAGGGTAGGTTAAAGTCCTAGCTCCATCGCATTCGTCATTTAGTACGAATGGGAGTTCACCACTTACATGGGTAGGTTAAAAATAATTATAAAGGGTTCGACATTGGTGTTGAAGGTAATAGCACCAGCATGATGTATTACAGGGGTGTGTAAAATACGAATACCTACATTTAGTGGAGGACAGGAAACATATGTAGAAAAAGATAAATCAAAAAGCTACCCCCCAAATTTAAGGGTCAAGTAAAGTCTAATATAAATAATAACAGATAGAGGAATAACAAATTATAATCTGGCTTGTACTGCTAGAATATGTGGACTTGTTAAGAAAAATGGTAGTGGAGTAATGGCTGTAAGATGGAAAGGTGATAGAGGAGTAACTGGAAAGCTAAAAATAATTATGGACACGAACGTGTCCGAGCAGAAAAAACAAGAGATTGTATCTATATTGGATGAAATTGAAAATGCTGACGATAGAAATTCAATTTATATGTCAAGTTGGTTATCAAGAAGGTTGGCTATGAAGTACAAAAATTATTTAGTAACTTTAAGGGAATAATTCCTGCAAACGCAGGAAACTTTTCCAAAGAACATTTACTGAAAATTAGAGATATAGTATTTACATGGATAGCATGAAAATGAAACTGTGTGGGGCAAATGCCCCGCGGGAAGGTCGAAGTTGACACTCCTTATTTATCACTAAATGTGATTGTATATTCTTTATTTGTCTATCTGACTGATTAAAGGATATTATTGTCAAGTACAAAGAATGAAATTTTAGAATGTGAGCAAATGGAAATTGAAGTAAATATAATAAAAGTATAAGAATTTTTAATATACATAGAAAAGAGGAATTAACATTGAAAAATAATATAAAATCCAATAATAATGAAAAGAGTGTATTTAAGACTGATAATTTTAAATATCTGAATCAAGAGCAAGATCCAGTTGAAATACTTATAGACTGTACCGCTGTGTTACTTGGAGATTACGTAGTGTATAGAAAATACGCAGCAAAATTAGTACTTCAGGCTTTGTTAAAAGATGAATTTTTAAAACAGTTTCTAGAAGATATTGAAGAATATAATATAGAGAAGGGAGCTTATAAAGCTTAGGTTATATTAAAATTTACAGGAGGTGGGTCTATTGAAATCCAAGTGGAATGATATAAGGGATAAATTAATATTAATACAAGGATGGGCAAGAGATGGGCTCACAGATGAGCAAATTGCTAATAATTTAGGGATAGGTACAAGTACATTATATAGATGGAAAAATGAGCATAGAGAGTTACGGGAGGCCCTAAAAAAAGGCAAGGAGGTAGCTGATAGAGAAGTTGAAAATGCTCTATATAAATCAGCACTTGGATTTAAATATAAAGAACAGGTAGTAACCAATAAAGGTAATATTGTTGAAGTGGAGAAATATGAAAAGCCAAATACTACAGCCGCTATCTTTTGGTTGAAAAATCGTAAGCCAGGACAATGGAGAGATAAGCAGGAAATAGAGCATAATTGTGATGTTGGGGTGAAGATTATAGATGATATCCCTTCTGATGAATAAATATAAGATTTACAATAGTATAAATAAATTGGGGTGCTTGATTATTTGAGCGCCTTTTTATATAAAAGAAAATGAATTTAATAAATTTATGGAGACATCAACCATAATGCAACTATTTTTATTTTGAATTAAAATATACACAAAACATTGGTTGTGAGAGGTGAAGATATGAATGACATAAAAAATAAAATAAGATCGGCATATGAGCGGGGAGAAGGTACATTTCAGCACCTTTCAGATAAATATAATGTAAAACTGGGTACAATAAAAAGCTGGTCTAAAAAAGATAAAGACAGCGGCAACCAATGGATTAAACCATCAACTAGAACAAAAAACCAGAATAAAAAAGTTGAAATTAAGAAAGGCGAGATATCTTGGATAGATATAGAGAATGAGTATGTAACGGATATAAGGAGGAACCCCTGTAGTCTGGAGAATTTAAGCAAGAAGTATAATATACCGCTGCAATCTGTTAAAAATTACTCGGCATCTCATAAATGGAGTGGAAAAAGAACAGAGTATAAACGTGACTTAAACCAAAAAATAAGGGAAAAATCAGAAGAACTTGTAATAATGGATGCTGCAAAGGCGGTAGCCAAACATTTTAAAATATCTGACATTATTCTAGATGAAATAGAAAAAGCTTTAGGTTCACCTGATGAATTATACAAAATTGTAGAAAAATTAAAAACAGGATATGGCCCCGGGAAATTTAGTGAAGAAATAGTAACACAGACTATAGATTCAATTAATGATGGAAAAGTATTAAATCTAGTTAATGCATTAGATAAAATACAGAAGATGCAAAGACAAACACTTGGAGTTATAGATGCTGATACTAAAGAGAAACTTGATATTGAGCATAGAAAGATGGAACTTGCTGAAAAACAGTTGGCTGAGATAGATGATGATATCGAATATAGTGTAGAAGACAGTGGAGATGAAAATAATATAGATGACTGACTTTGGAAACGAATAAAATTATAAATTTTACGAGGAGGATGTTATTTTTGGGGGCACAATATTATAAGGAAAAATTATATGAATTTAATATAAATAGAGAATGTAAAGCTATCTATATGGGATGTGATAAATTTGTAGAAGCAATAAATGATAAAAATTTAAGCTCAGCAAGGATGTTTCTCGAGATGATAATAAATAGTTGTAAATATATTAGGACTACTAAACCACCTGTTAAATATAGGGAAATACATAAGCAAATGAAGAAAATATGCAATAATTTAATGAAATTATATCGGGATATTTTTTCGATTTTTATTGATAGAGTATGGACTAAAGAATATGAAGATAAATTGTATCAAGATGGTGAATTACTAAAATCACAATTAAATCAATTAGAAATTAGCAGTAATTGACCATATTAAGTCAAAGTGGATACATAAGATGTCCACTTTTATACTATTTATTAATGTTAAGTTTTTGTTTAAGGGCAACTTGAATAACTTGAGAAAAGTTTATATTATTTTTCTCTGCCATAGTTTTCAGCCACTGAGGCATAGTTACAGTGGTTTTTACTGAGGTGTTTTGGATAGCTTCTCGATATAAAGGCATATACACATTCACCAGCAGAGGTATATCGTTTTTGTCTAGTTTAAGCTTATCTATAGGGCTGGGCTCGGGGATTTCAATGTTATCTTCTTCCATGCCAAATAGGTGCAATGCTAACACTTCTTTGGCGTTCTTAACTGCTTCTTCCATAGTATCTGCATCAGATACACAGCCCGGCAAATCTGGAAAAGTAATTCCTATATTATTGTCTTTATATTGGGTTAATATAGCTGGATAGACATAAATATCTTTTTTCATAAAAATTAACCTCCTTATATACTGAATTTTCAAAGTAAATAGGAAATGATTATAAATTTGATTTTTATACAATCTATAATTATTCTCTTTATTTTTGAGAACAAATTTTTATTTATTTAAGGTAAGAGTAGCTCGTTGCAATTTTAAATATTGACCATTTTGTATTGAAACATATTTATCACCACTAAAGTTATCATTTGATATTACTCCATCTAACGTATGTCTACTATTAGTAGTTATTTCAACATATCCATCACCGGGAGAATTTATTTTATACTCTCCAGCCGATATATCAACTCCAGCCTTATACATACCATCTGGTAAGGTACCGCTTGAAGTATCAACTTTTGGAGCTTTATCTAAAGGATATGTCTTTGCATCTCTAATGGTTAAATATTCTCCGCTGTTTACAGTGACATAAGTTCTATTTGCTATATTCTCATTTCCTATTATACTATCTAAATTTCCTGTACTATCTTTAGTAATTGCCATGTATGCTGAACCAGTGTCGTCGTTTGCAATTATTACATATTCACCAGCAACTAAATCACTACCAATTTTATACATTCCTTCTTCTATAGATCCATCATCTTCAGGTATGTCTTCGTTAGTATCAACTTGAGTAGTATTACTGTTTTCGTTTGTACCTGTATCATTTGAATAGTTTTTATCAACGGTATTTGTTTTGGAAGCATCTTTTGTTGATTTTGAATCTTGGGATTGTGCAGGTTTTGTATTTGTTGCAGTATTATTTTTATCATTAATACCAGTTATGATGAAAGCTACTGCTAGTATAATGGCTACAGCTGTGATCATGCATATGTTAAATTTCCTTTCCCTTTGGACATTAAAAGGCTTAACATTATTTGAATAAACCAAAGACATTAAATTACTATAGTTTTTTTCTGACAATAAACCTCCTGCAAATAGTAATTCTATTTGGCTATTTTTGTATCGTATTGCAATTGTAATTGATTTATTTATTCCAGTATCTTGATGATGATGTTTTATACTTAAGATATCATCTATATTAATTCTAAATTTTTCTTTTAATAAATTCCGTTCTAAAAAGATGAGTTGATTGTCATATCTAGTAATTAAGGCAGCGAAACTTTTAGGGCATTCAGGATAGCCACCATCATAAGATAAGTATACTTTATTTATGCCATTATTAATCTCTTTATTTGTACTCTTTTTATTAATATTTTTGCTAGTATCTTCTATATTATATTTTTTTAGGACAGGTGAAAATTTATTATATAATTTGCTCCAATGAACTATTATATATGGGAGTAAAACGAAAAAAATACTCATTCTTATAAATTCAGATGCAAAACTTAACCCAGAATATTTATTTCCTACAGTTCCACAAATAATTAGGAAATAAAATAAATAAGCAATAGATGTTATTATTCTAGGTACCATATTATATCTTTTGTTCTTCCACATTAAAAATATTCCAATCGGCGGAAACACGGCAAACATAATCCACATAAACCCATCTTTATTATATAATTTTTCTTTCAATATAATCTCCCCCGTTAACTATTTATTCATAATTGTATTTTAATTATACCATCTTTTACCTCAAATCCTACATTTAAGCAGTATTTTTTTTACTGCAATAAAATGCAAATGAAGGAGGTGTAAAAATGGCTCAAACATTACAAAATTTAGTTTATGAAATTGGATATGTAGTAAATGATAGTGGGCTTGAGAAATCAACACAACTAATAGGAAGCTTGGAATCATCTTTAAATAATTTTATGAAGGATGTTGATTCTGCTACCAGTGCCTTTAATAAATTCAATGAACCAATAGGCACCTTATCTAAATCAACAAGTGATTTAAATGTAAATAACTTAAGTGATTCATTAAAAAAGTCCCAGGAAAATTCCGATGGACTAAATTCATCAACTGAAAGGTTAGAAAGGCTTACTAAGTTGGTGAATGATTATGCAGATGAATATAATTCTAAAATTGATAGAAGTTCACAGCTGGCTCAGGAATGGAACAATAGAACTACACCTTTAAGTAAAACACTTTCTGAAATAAATGCAGAACAGCAAAAATTAAATGATGAAATATTCAAAACTAATTCTGAAGAAGAACAAACAGCTACTACAATGAATAAAGTAGCGGATGGAATTAAAAGAAGTACCGCTGGTGCAGGGGAATTAGCTTCTAGTATGCGTTCTGTCCGTACTATATCAAGTGGACTATCTAATATACTTGGTGCATTTGGTTTTGTGGGAATTGGATATGAGGCTGTAAGGGGTGTGCAAGCTGCAATAGGGTCATTTATAGAATTCCAACAGCAAATGGCGAGAGTACATGCAACTTTAGGACAAATATCTAATAATGATTTAGCAAATTTATCTAATCAAGCTATACAAATCAGTAATACGTGGGGAATATCATCAAAGGAAATTGGCGCAGGTATGGAAAGCCTTGCTTCACATGGATTTAATTTAAAACAAATAATGGCATCTATTGAACCGGCCACACTTCTTGCAGTAGCCGGAAACATAAAGATGGAAGACGCAACATTGGATATATCCTCTGCAATTAGAAACTTTAACTTGGATGTATCTAAAGCATCCCATGTAACAGATGTATATGCAAAAGCAGCTATGGATACAGCGGCAGCAATGCCGGACATGGCAACTGCAATGAGTTACATAGCTCCAGTGGCAAGCCAGGCAGGGTGGTCAATAGAAAATACGGCCGCTGCTATTGGTGAACTTGGCAATAAAGGTATACTTGGAAGCAAAGCAGGTATGGGATTACTTGAGATGTATACTAGATTAGTCAAACCAACTAAAAATGCAACTAGCTTAATGAAAGAATTAGGTTTTAGTGCTATAGATCCAACCATTCATAAAATGAAAGATATTGGCAATATAATAGGGGATTTAAATACATCTTTACATGGATTGAATCCTGCAGTTAAAAATACAGCTCTTTCTGTAATTTTTGGTCAAGAAGCGTTACCTAAAGTAACTGCACTTCTTGGTGTGGGAAAAAAAGCTATAGATGATGAAACAGAAAGTTTGAAACATAGTAATAATGCTGCTAGAGACTATGCGAATACAGTAACTGATACTCTTGCTGGCTCTTTAATAATATTAAAGTCCAATATACAGAATGCTTTTATTACAAGTGAAGGAGATACGGAATTAGGGAAAGCCCTTAAATCTGTTGTAGATGGAATTAATAACAATATGCCTGTTATTAAAAACAACATTCAATGGGTTTTAACAGAAACAGTAAAAGTAGGGAGTACAATAAAAAGAAACTGGGGAGGAATTTCATCAATTGTTTTGGGAGTAGCATCTGCATTTTTAACTTTAAAGGGTGCAATGGCTATAGAAGGAGTAATAAAAGTATTAGGAGGATTAAAAAAATCACTGCCTACAGTTGGAATGGCCGCCGGGATTGGCTTAATTGCCACTGGATTTTTAGAAATGAAACAAGGCAACACAGGCCTTGGAGCATTACTTATAGCAACCGGTTCAGGATTGGCCATAATTAGTTCAGTAATAAAATTTGGTGCCTTAAAAACAGGTGCATTTATAGCGTTAGCAGCTGGGTTTGTAGAGATGAAAAAGGGTAACACCGGCTTAGGCGCTTTATTAATAGGGACAGCGGGAGGACTTGCCGCAATAAATATTTTAGGACTAAATAAAAAAGGACTATTAATAGGTGGTGCAATAGGAACCGCAGCCGCAGGTTTTATAGAACTAAAAAAAGGTAATACCGGCTTAGGCGCTTTACTTATAGGAACGGCTGCTGGGTTAGCTGCAATAAATGTTTTTGGCATTGGCAAGAAAGGAATTTTAACAAGTGGTGCAATAGGAGTAGCAGCAGCTGGATTTGTAGAGATGAAAAAGGGTAACACTGGCTTAGGCGCTTTATTAATAGGAACAGCAGCTGGGTTAGCTGCTGTACAGGTTGTAGCTGCACCGGTAGCAGGAGGAATAGGCTTAATAGTAGCAGGCTTAGCTTATTTAATTGCAAAATGTGGAGGAGTTAAGGAGGCTTGGAATGCTTTATGGAAGGGCGCGCAATCTCTTGCAATAGATATTACCCAGTTTATTATTGGAAAAATAAATACAATTATAGGTGCCATTGATAATGTAATAAAACTAAAAAACAAGATATTTGGCACTGATACGGCGCTTATTCCAACTTTGCAACTCAAAGAAGGTGTTGGGATAACTTCTAGTTATTCTTCTGGAGAAAAAAATAGTTCTAGAACAATGACTGGTAGATTAGCTACTAATGCTAATGGAACAAATAATTTTGAGGGTGGTTTATCTCTCGTAGGTGAAAGGGGACCGGAAATAGTAAATATTCCCAGAGGTTCTCAGGTAATACCAAATAACAATATAGGTAAGGTTTCAAACACTAGTCAAGATGTAGTAAGCAAATATGTAAACAATAATATAATATATGGGCAAAATGCAGTTAAAAATTTTTCAGCTGGATTGCTAAAAGGAGAACCTTTGGCAACTACAGCTACAACTAAAGTATCTCAAGACAATAAAAACATAATGAATAACCTTTCTTTATCTGGTAATACATATGGTTCCGGAATGATAAATAACATGACCCAAGGGGTGAAAGATTCAGAAGGTAATTTGAACACTACGGTACAAACACTCACAGATAAAGTTGTGGAGACATTTAGAAGCGGATTTGGAATACACTCTCCATCAACAGTTATGTATGGTATGGGAACCAATCTTATGCAAGGTCTTGTAAATGGTATGACTTCCAAAGATATGAACGCTTTTGTTCAGGGCTGGATTGGAAGTATAACAAGTTCAGCCGGTGGAGCTGTAAATGGAAATTTAGTAGGATGGTTATCGGCAGCTATGGCAATTACAGGTACGCCTATGAGCTATCTACCTCTTTTAGAGAACATAGCAATGCATGAATCTGGAGGAAATCCGCTTGCAATAAATCTTTGGGATTCTAATGCAATGGCAGGGCACCCGTCCAAGGGACTTATGCAGATGATAGATGGTAGCTTTAGCAGATACGCTATACCCGTATTAGGAGATATTTATAATCCTATTGCTAATGCAGCGGCTTCAATACGATATATGCTTGGGACCTATGGAAGTATATCGAATGTACCAGGAATTACATCTCAACTTAGAGGTGGAGGTTATGTTGGATATGCACAGGGTACAGAAAATGCTTCACCCGGGGTACATCTTGTGGGAGAAAAAGGTCCGGAACTTGTATGGATGAAAGGCGGAGAAAAAGTTACTCCTAATAATGAAATTGACGATGAAATAAACAAAGTAAGAACACCCTATAATGCAATTCACAATGCAAAAGTTGAAAATAATACCACATTCCAAGTAATCATAAATGGAAGTGGGAAAAATGCTAAAGATATAGCAGAAGAAGTAGATAGAACTTTACGAAGAAAATTTGGAGGATATTTTGATGATAAAATGTCTACTCTTAAAATTCAAATGGGACTTGAATAAATGTAATATAGGCCAATCTTAAAAAAGTGTTGGGTGGATAGCAAATGAGATATATGGTGGTGTGAGAAGTACTACCTACATGAGAAGAAAAGAGATTATAAATTTCATATTAGAGTTGGGTGTGGTTAAAATGACTATACCTAAAGTTATTTGAAGAATAGAGGATTTGTGAAATGCGAATCTTCTTATTTTTTTGTAAAAAATAGCAGGAATATAGAAATTTGTGGAGAAGTGATATTATAAATATATGACTGAAGGGTAAATTAAAATAATGGATGATATTATTACAGATATTGTTAAAAATATATTTGAAAAGTTAAATATTTATAAAATAGTATATGTATTTTTGCTTATTGAAATATATTATTTCATGGTTAATTCAATAGATTATTATATTGTAAATATTATAAATTTACTTGGATTTAATAATTATGTTTGTTTACCTAAAGAAGCAGTATTTTATAATCATATTATATTAAATAAAATAGAATATTGGAGCACAGCTATAGTATATTTTGGAGGAATCTTATGTGTTAGTGGTATTATAATAGCATTATTAAAGTTAATTCCAGTAATTGGTGATAATGATATTGTTATTAAGTACTCAGGTTGTGGTTTATTTTTGGGGATATGTTTTATATTAATTTATTTTATATATTTTGTATTTAGATTTAATCATCTTATATTTATATTATTAATTCCATTAATTGCAATAAGTGTGAATATACTAAAAAAAGTTATTAGAAATAAAATTCATAAATATATATAAATAATTGTGTATTATACCACAAAAATAATAAAATGCAATAAAAATATATAAAAAATATGTTTTTTTATATAAAAATAGTATATACTATAAATAAAGGAGGTATAATTATGGGTATAGATTTAGAATTATCGAGACGCTTAAAAAAAGCACGTGAATATTTAAGTTTATCGCAGAGATATGTTGGTAGTTTATTAGGTTTAGAAGAAAGAGTTATATCAGATATTGAGAATGGTAGAAGGTACGTTTCTGATTCTGAATTAAATTTATTTTCAAAAATTTATGGTTGGAGTATAGATGAACTAATTCATGGTGATAATTTTAAAAAAGGTACAGTATTTGCTAGGACGGATGAAAAATTATCGAATTCAGATAAAAAGGAAGTAATGAATTTAATAAAATTAAAAAGAAAGTTGAGAGAAAAAAAACGTGAATTACTTGAAAAATTATGATTTTACTCAGTATGTTGTTTCTCCGGAAGTTCTAGCTAAAGAAGTAATTAAACAATATTTCAAAGATGTAGAACCCTCTTTTCCATTAGATCCCTTTAGGATATTAAAAGATTTTGGTGTCATTATAGTGCCAAGGGAATTTAAGAAATTAGAGGGTATTTATGTTGCACCTGAAAATGAGAATGATATTCCATTAGTTGCTATAAATAAAAAAAGGCCTGCTACACGACAAAGATTTACAGCTGCTCATGAATTATGCCATCATATAAAAGATAGAAATAACGAAAGTATTTGTTGTCCAATTGGAAGCGGAAATCCGATTGAGAAATTTGCCAATGAATTTGCTTCGAGATTATTAATGCCAGTAGAATATTTAGAAATACAAGTTCAAAAATATGAAAAAAATGGACAAGTATCTTTAGAAGATGTAGTGTATATAGCTGATTATTTTGGAGTGAGTTTTAAATCATGTGCATGTACAATAGCTTATAAACTTGGTAAATTACAAGGAGATATACATTCAAAAATTTTAAATAAAAGAATAGAGAAGCTTAAACCTGATAAAAAAAGGCTTCAAATTGGTTTACCATTATATGATATTAATTTATTAAGAAATATAATTAATTCTTATTCCTATATTATTGCAGATAATAATCTAGCCAATTGGTATAAATTTAAGAATGACTTTATATACAATGAAAATAGGCTTGAAGGTGTTAAATTAACGCAGGAGCAAATAGCTGAGATAGTAACAGATTTAAGAATAAATGAACAAGATAGTAAGTTTTGTAACTATAAGAATAAGGATGTAATAGAGGTATTAGGTCATAGTAAGATGTATGAATATATTTTAGAAACAGATGATGATATTTCAGTATATTCAATAAAAGATCTCCATAAAATTTTATATATATATTCTCCTCATCCTGAATTGGGTGGTGTAATAAGGACAAATAGTAATTATATAGAAGGAGCTTATGTTGAAACAGTTGATTACGCTCTAATAAATGAAAAAATATTTGATTTAGGTGGAGTAATTGATAAATTAGTTGATAATATGGATAAATATAATTATGTAGATTATATAGATCAAGTTGTAAAAATACATCATCAATTGACAATAATACATCCTTTTCAAGATGGCAACGGTAGAGTATCTAGAGCTATGCTAAACTGGCTGTTTAAATTAAAAGGTTTACCGCCAGTATATATAGATTCACGTCATAAATCAGAGTATTATTCTGCTCTTGAAAAAGCGGATGAAGGAAATTATGAGGAATTATATGCAGTTTTTTATCGATCTATAATGAATTCATTAATCCAATTAAATAATTTATTTTGTTTATAAAATAAAGACTGAACATTAATACATAAAAATAAACTAGAAATTAGATTGAAAGTACTTTATTTTTATTGTGTTCTGTAACACAATCGTAGAGAAAAAGTATATAGCAATAATTATATAAAATTTTACTTACCATAGTTTGATATAATAAAGTATGGACGGGTACGTATTAAAAAATGAAATGGCTATATATTAGGTTTTAAGAGACATTTAATTAATTATCTTCAATACAGAAGGGTCTCGCAAAATACGGAGCCCCTTTTTATTTAACTATAATTCAAAAAGGAATAACCCAAAATGGAGAGTCATCAGAAATGAGAAAGGGGTATATTTTAAAGAGCACTCCTCTTTATTTTATGTAATTAAATTCATGGATTGTCCCAATATGATTGGAGACTATTTGGAGACTACTCATATAAAATAGTCTCCAAATTCACGATAAAATACAACAGGAGAGATTATATAAATGGCTTTATACAAAGGATTATAACATTATAATGCATACAAGAAAAAGCAGTGATACACATTCGTAATCAGTAGGTCACAGGTTCGACTCCTGCTGGGAGCACCAGTTAAATCAACGGTTGTAGAAATTACAACCGTTATTTTTATAAAAAAACCGGAGAAAAGAACCGGGATTAAGGCTCAAAAATAAAAGCTCTCACTCTTTTGGCAGAAACTTTTTATTTAAATTATCAATGGCTTGTTCCTGCATACCTGGGAGTACGTGAGCGTAAACATCTAAGGTTGTTTTTATACTGGAATGGCCGAGTCTTTCACTTACTATTTTAGGGTTGGTTCTTTCCGAAAGCAAAAATGTTGCGTGGGTATGTCTTAAGTCATGGAATCTTATTAATGGTATGTCTAAAAGCTCATATAATCTCATTTTTTTAGTTTTACCATCTACGGTAACCTTATGCTTAATATCCTTTAAAATACGTCTGTAGTTCCTTGATATGTATGTAGGATGATAAGGTAATCCATTACTTTGACACACCACATATCCATTATCATGGTAATTGTCACCTAAATAATTTTTGTTTGTTTCCTGTTGTAGTCTGAGCTTTTTTAATTCTTCAATAGTGTAGTCAAATAAAACGATTCTTCTCTGGCTGCTGGGTGTTTTTAGTGATACCAGTTCAAGTTGTTTTTCCTCTTCCTGGAGCTGATGTTCAAGCTCTATAAATCCTTTATCAAGATTGACGTTCTCCCACTTAAGGCCACAAATTTCACTAAGTCTCATTCCTGTAGTAGCTGCTAACATTACGGGAATATAAATAGTTTTATTTCTAATGGCATCTAAAAGTTTGTTAAGCTGCTCTGTATTATATACGTGCATTTCCTTCTTTATTCTTTTAGGTTTTTTTACTAAGCTACAGGGATTTCTTACTACATATTCTCTAGTAATGGCCCAATTATAGGCCATATTTAAAACGGTATAATAATCGCTTGCAGTTGTGGAACTCACAGTATCAAGCAATGTATTAATTTTTAGTTCTATATTCTCAGGTTTTAGGCTTCTAACTTTAATGTCTCCTAAATCCTTTTTTATTTTATTTGCAAATAATTCATAAAATTTATAAGTTAAATACTTCACAGTAGATTTTTTTGCATTCAGCCACAGGTCCATTAATTCGGCAATTGTGATTTTATTTCTATCTTTGTTGATTACATCTTCAATATCATATCCTTGTTTTGCTTTTTTCTTTAACTTTAATTCTAAATCCTTTCCAGCATCCCTGGCTTCCTTTTTAGTTAGAAACCCTCTTTTAGATTTAAAAATACGTTTATGCTGCAATATGGTGTCTACTTCATATCCGAAAATTTTCTTTTTCAATCTTTTAGAATAATATTCTCTTACAGTTACGGCCATTTAACCACCATCCTTTTTTAAATATTATGAATTATATATCTAAAGTATTGAAATCAATCTCTAAATTTTTGTATATCCCAACTTTTATTTTATCCGTAAATGAATAAGATTTAGGAGCTCCATAATGCATTGTATCATCAAGTTTGTATATCAATATACTTTTATTCATAGGATTTATAATCCAGTATTCACGCACCTTAAAACTTTCATACAGCCATAATTTACGTACATAATCACTAGACGGGTTAGAGGGTGATACTATTTCAATAATTAGATCTGGGGCACCTATGCAGCCTTTATCATTTAGTTTATTCTTGTCACATATTACAGATATATCGGGTTGAACAATGTTTTTACAGCTTTCAATGTTATCATCATCAGTGAGAAATACGTCAAAGGGCGAGGGATATACCTTGCAATTTCCATTATTGGATTTGATATAGTTATTAAATATGGTTACTAATTCGGTAATTAATTCCTGGTGTATTCTTGATGGTGCCGGGGACATATTGTATATCTCACCGCCTATAAGTTCTATCCTTGCCCCTTCAGGGTATTTCATATAATCAGCGTATGTGTAAGTGTTGCTTTTAGCAGTATTGTCCACAGGGGATCAACTCCTTTATATGAATTATTTTATTCAATCTATAATATTACTCTAAAACTTACATAGAACCATTTTAAGAGTATTTATGTATTAAGAATATAATTACAGTCTAATTGATTTTAATAGCCTTATTGGGGTCATATGAAGGGCGAATTTACTTATCTTTAATGATGTAATTGAAAGTCATTCCTCTAATAGATTTATAGATATCATTTATTAATTAGTGCGGATCATTATGATTTTTTAAAAAATCTTCTATACTAAAACGAATAAATTTATTTATAGAGTCCATCATTATATTTCCGTAATTAACAAAGTCAACATCTAACATTTTTGACACAATACAATCATCTTTTAATATTTCTACAAATTCATGGCCGTTTGATGAAATGCGGTTTATTTCATATCCATTATCTTCTAGAACATTAGCTATTTTATTAAATTCATTATTAAATAAAGAATCAGTTACCTCATCTTTTTCATTTTCATCTAAACCATTTATAAATTCATTTAATAATTCTGAGTTAGAGTCTATAAGATCTACAGGATTAATATTAAATTTATTACATATTTTAAAGACTATCCCTAGTGATGGATTTTTCTTAATACCTTTTTCCAATTGTTGTATGTAAGCTCCAGTAACACCTATTATTTTACCAAATTGTGATTGTGTAAGATTATTATCTTTCCTAATTTTTCTTAATTTATCTTTAAACAAAAATTCAGCCTCCTTTATATTAAGTATAACATGAAATTTAAAAAAATAAACTAGAGTTTAAAAAAAGTATTGACTAAACTGTAGTTTATTTATATAATTAAAATATAAACTACAGTTTATAAGAAAAGGGGTAATTTTATGGAATATAAATTAAAAGCTGAAAGGGTCAAAAAAGGTATAAAATAGGGTGAGCTAGCAAAAAGATTAGGTATTAGCCCTCAATATTTATGCAAAATTGAAAAAGGTACAGCAGAACCAAGAAGATGTTTAATGTTGGAAATAGCTCATATTCTTAATGTAGATCCTAAAGAACTATTTTTCAATGATGATGAGAAGGAGGATAAAAACTGTGGGTAAATACATTTTTGAAGTAGAAAAGATTGAAGTAGGCAAACCTCAGGTATTTGATATTCCTGAAGGCAGTAAAGTAACGGTAAATCATTTTCAACTCAAAAAGGACAAGGTTTCAAGGGTAGAAGTTGAAAAGATTAAGGATCTACCGAACACGATTTTTATAACCCTTAGTGGTAATGGTAAAGAAATTGGTACTGTAGTAGCGGACCAATCCTATGTATTGGATTTGGAAGTAGTTGACGGTATGAAATATTATGACGTAAGACCTGCAGGTAAATATGATAAGGAGGAATAGACATGTCAACGACGGTGATTTATACCGTAGATGAGATTTGCAATAAGTATGAAGGAAAATTAAGTAAAACAGGTATTTACAGGGCTATAACTCTAAAAAGGCTAAAAGCTATCAAAGTTGGAAAGCGTTATATAGTAAGTGAAAAAGCCTTAAATTCATTTTTAGAGGGAAATAGTTACGAAGATAATGATTGATGTAATAAATAATGAAGTTGGTGACAAGCTATGAATTTCAACGATATAAAAGCACATTTTACAATAAAAGAAGATCATGGGGACAGTTGTAAAGCTATTTGCCCGGTGCATCCAGACAATAAGGCTTCATTATCAATTAAATATGATAAATGTCAAGGTAAAACAATTTTGTATTGTCATGCAGGGTGTGAAGTTAGAAAAATTTTAGATAGTGTTGGTCTTAAAATGAGTGATTTATTTGACAAGCCACTTGAAAAAAACAGCTCAAAAATGAATATTGAAGCAGTTTACCATTACAAGGATAAAGATAACAAAGTTTTATTTGACAAAGTTAGATTTAAACCTAAGAGATTTACTCAAAGGCGGATTATAGATGGTGCCACAGTCTGGGGATTAGATGGAGGAACATACTATGAAACATATCCTGGTAGTAATAGCTGGAGTAAGAAGAAAAGAAATAATGCAGCATCTAAACAGTTTGAGTTATGTAAACCTGTTATTTATAATTTACCAGAAGTTATGCAAGCTGTCAATAATGGTAAGCCGGTATGTATTGTTGAAGGGGAAAAAGATTGTGAGAATTTATCAAAGTTAGGATTTGTGACAACGACTAATTTTGATGGAGCTTCAAAGAGTTCTCAAAGATCTAAATGGAGAGATGAATATAATAAATATTTTAAAAATTGTGATGCTATTTTAATATCTGATAATGACGAGCCTGGCAGAGCTCATATGAAAAATATTGCTAATAGCTTTAATGGTATTGCAAAAAGTATTAAGATTATAGAACTTGATGGTTTGCCTCAAAAAGGAGATATATCTGACTGGCTAAAAAAAGGTGGTAATGACAAGGATAAATTACAAAATTTAATTGATAAGTCTAAGGAATGGAAATCAGAAGAAACTGAAAAAGATCTTGATTTGATACCAGTTGCTTTTAACCCTAAATTTGTAGAACAAAGTAGAAACAAAACTACTATATTACCTGTTATGGAGAATATAGTATCTGTTATGCATCACTATGGGTATGAAGCCAAATTTGATGAAATAAATAGGAAAGCATTTATATTTAAAGATGGAAAATTGCAGGGAGAAATGGACAACGAGATTATATATACAATTAAAGATAAGTGTTTAATTCATCATCTAAAAATACCACCTAAACAGGTTGAAGGACAACTCTATCGAATTGCAATACAAAATACATTCAACCCTGTAAGAGATTATTTATTAGAGTGTAGAGCTAAATGGGATGGTAACTCATGTTTGAAGGAGTTATACAATACTCTTCATTGTGATATAGCAAGTGAAAAATTTAAGGAAAAATATATAAGAAAAACACTTGTAAATGCAGTTATGTTAATACTAAGTGAAAATATAGTAAGTTCACAGGGTGTTCTTGTATTGGCCGGGGAGCAGGGTATAGGTAAAACTTCATGGTTCAGACATTTAGTGCCTAAGAAATTTACAACTAATGAAAAACAATTATATTTTCTTGAGGGTAAAGAACTTGAATTAAGAAAAAAGGATAGTCTTATGGAAGCTACTGCTGCATGGTTTACTGAAATTGGCGAATTGTCATCAACTTTTAAGAAAAGTGAAATAGATGATCTTAAAAATTTTATAACAAGACCAAGTGACAGGTTTCGTGTGCCATATGGCTTAGGTGCTAAAGACTACAGACGATATACTCAATTTGTGACAACTGTTAATGATGAAGAGTTTCTTAATGACGATACCGGTAACCGGAGATGGTGGGTATTAAAATGTGATTCTATTGATTATAATCATGACGTTGATATGGACAAAGTATGGGGTGAAGCTGTATATCTGTGGGAAAGTGGAAAGGAAACGAATTATTTCACAAAAGAAGAAATAGAGCAGATAAATGAGTACAATTCTATCTATCAATCTTTAGATGAAACGGCACTGTTGATTATGAGTAATTTTAATTTTAAAGATGAACTTAGATACTGGATGAAAGCCAGTGATGTATTTGAGATAATTGGCAAACCTAGAGGGTGCAACACTAAAAAATTGAGTGCAGCATTGTCTAAATTAAAATTAACTTCAAAGTCGGGACATGCAGGGTATAAATATTATGCTATGCCTCCGGCAAAAGGAAATTACATCGATATGAAGCAATTTAAAAGGGCTAATTATGTTGATGTAAAAGAAGTTGATAATATCTCAAAGTTTGAAGAATTTTCAATGTTTAATAGTAAATAGGGTGAGAAGGTGATATAGGGTGAATATTATTTCTTTAATAGTCACCATAATAAAAGCCAGTGTTTTCAATGTATATATCTATATTGGTGAGTTTGATGAGTTAAATGTACGTATATGTATGTAAAATATAACTTCATATATAAAGTAGTATATAAAGTTATATATAGTATAAAAGTGATTTTAATTTCACCAAGTCATCAATATATTAAAAAAATAATTTATATCAACAGTTTGGAATAGGTGAATTATTAAGTTGATGTTAAATGGGCACTCACCGTAATGTAAATGAAAGGGACAATAATATGATAAATACTGATATAGAAAAATAGAGAATATCATAGAAAGGATTTGATAAAGATGTTCATAAGAACAGAGGGAAATCGTTTGGTCAATTTAGATAATGTGGATTATATATCTCTTAATTGGGATGATGAACCAAAAAGAAATATCAAGTTTATTAAGAGTTCAGGATGGAGGAATGGTGAAGTTATTGGATATGCTGAATTTGATACTAAAGAAGATATGCAAAGTTATATAGATAAGTATCTGAAGCCATTGAAATATGACAGAATAAAGGAGATATCACAAGGACTTATTAATCTTGAATATGTACTAAGAGATAAGCTGTAAGTGTATAGCTGTATACTTCCGTAATGGCTGTATAGATAAAGGGGTGATATGTATCTGAGTATTGGTGCTGTAGTAGCTGGTGTATGTTTATGCTGTAGCTTTAGATTCAAGGCTGACGCTGACAGCGGTAAACGAGCAGGAAAGCACCACAAAGGAACTGACCATTAAGCTCAATAGCTGATTAATATACATCTATATGCATAATTATTAAATAGATATACATTGTAAATAAATAGTAGAATACAGCATATTAAATGTAATATTAGGTAATAAAAGGTAGAATAATTTCCATTTTGGAGCCATTCTCAATAAGAATTTATGTAACTAAAAAAGCGAAATTAATGTAAATGTAGTTGTATCAATACTTTAATAGCATTTTAACAGATAAATTAACATACGTTAAACAGTCATTTTAACGAAATTGGATTATTAATTGAAACTATATATCATTTAGATAAAATATTAGAAATGTATAAATATTTATAATGGGAGAGTATGAAATTTATTGGAGTAGGGCCCCCACCTTCTAATCTGAAAATTTGAAAGTGGCCCGGTGATTGGTACCACAATTTCTACAGAATTTCAAAATACCATAGTAAATATATGTAAATTGAAAGGAGCGTTTGTATGAAAAGAATTAATGATGAAAGCATGAAAGCAGCGGTTAACCAGGTCTTTGTGGAGAATATATTGAGTTTTAGTAAAATTGATATATACAGAGCCACATCAGGAATACCAAAAGAGGGGTTAAAAGCTTTAAGCATTGCTAATCATTTGATATTGGAATGGATACGCAACATTATAGACGGTCAGGATAAGCATCTTACACCGGAAAATAAAGTGAGAATTATTAAAGAAATATTTAATTCTATGGACAAGTATACAGGAGGGGTTATTAATGAATAAAATTGGAATTAAAGTTTTTAAATATAGAGGACAGAAATTTATACTTGCAGAAAATGAGAGTGGTTCTGTTCCAGGGTTTAGAATAAAAAAATATGGAATTGCGTTTATATTTATAAAAAAGAACTTATCAGCTATAAAAAGGAATTTAGAACTGCATAGGCTTATTACGGGAAAAAGAGTGAGATCCAAAAAGGTTAAAGATGTTGAATTAACTATGTAAAGGAGGGCTAAATGAAAAAGAAAGATAGGATAAGATTTGTATTGAGTGTTCCTGAAAATATCGAAGAAAAAGTATATATAGAAAAAATAAAGAGCATGTTTGATGTGATAAAGGTATCAAAGGAATATAAAAAGGGTCTATATAAAAGATTTTACATAGACCTAAAATAAATAAAAATCTGCTTACCAAAGGAAGTAAGCCTATAACTCAGACAATTATAAGTCTACTTCCTGAATAAGCACTATGTCAAGGGAGGAAAATTGGAAATGAATAGAATTGATGAAAAAAGTATTAATACTCAAGTAAGGTCTCACGAACATATTGATGATCTATTTAGAATTATAAAAAAGTCTATTGAAGAGTTAGATTGTGATATGGCACTTAGTATTCTAGCTGTAAGATGTTTCAACTATGGTGTTATGATAGGGAAGCGCCAAGAAAGAGAAAAACATAAGAAGTGTGTTGTAAGATGAGTTTACCAATATTTATAGCTTATATGGATTACTGCAAATTGCGGAATAAAAAACCTGATATTCAGGAACTACAGCAATGGAAGAAAAAATATAATCATAGATAGTTATTAAAATAGAAAAATGGTTATAATTTCAAATAAGTAAAATTAAGGAAGGTGAAAAAACATGGTTAACGATTTAAAATATACAAGTGATAATATTAAGTTGCTTCTGAAATACAAAAATTGGACACAGGAGGATTTATGTAAAAAAACGGGAATGACACATACTACTTTACGAAGAAGATTAAATAATAAAATTCCCAAATGGACAATGTTAGAAGCAATAAGTGTATCAAAGACATTTGGATTATCAGTTAACGATATTTTTTTTACACAGATGAAATTAACAAGTTAAAATATCAATATAGTAATATCATACTAAAGTGTTGATATCATTGGCTTTATAAATGATTTTATGATATAATATAATAAAATATAACTATTGAAAGTACCCTACACCGTCAGGTGTGGAAGCCGATATATTCAGGCACGGGAAATTAAGTAAATCCTTTATTGGATTGAACAATTTTCTGTGCTTTTTATTTTGTAGTAAAGGAGGGATAACCTATGTTTAGTGTGGTATTGAATGAGAAGCAGGAAAAGATGATTTCCATGATTATTCAGGGTGAGACTATAGCAGCCATAGCACGGTCTGTAAATGTAACAAGGTCTACTATATATTCATGGCTTAATAAAGACAATATCAAAGCCGAACTCAACAGAAGGCGTCAGGACATTGTAAATGAAGGTAATAACTATATTCTTAAAGATGTTAAATCATATATAGATAAAATCAAAGAGCTGGCCAAAGATAAAAGCGATAAAAGAACGTGTCTTGCTGCCAACCAGTACCTTTTGAATAGGGTTTATGGCAATACAACGTCAGTAGCTGAAACCTATAGTGATGAAACTGACAATAGTATAGATGAAAACGAGCTTGCCGAACAGCTGGAAAGATTTAAGAGGATGGGGAAAATAAAATAATTGATAGGAGTGTTATGTAATGGAAGAAAATACAATACCCTTTGTGGTTAAATTAAAAGAATATATAGACCAGAGAAATTCAAAAATATCTGAGAAAAATGCACTTATAGCTGAATTAAGGAACCAGCTTCAATCCAAAAATCAAGAAATATCAGAATTGGAAGCAGAATATAAACAAACTTTTGATGATGCAGTTTTTGAAAAGTTGGTCCAGTATAAGAAAGATGTTGATAACATCCAGGACAATATGAATAAAGTATCTGAAATAATTAGTCTTATGGGTGCTGGTAATTTTCAGTATAGTTTATCTGGTTTACAGGAAGAAATAGATTTTTATATACAAAGGATAGGGCTTGATGATTTAAAAAAATCAATTGTAGAAGTAAAAGAAAAGTATCTTAATTTACTTGATTGTTATGAAAACAAGCTGTGTGATATATATGTGCTGAGACATTCAATAGATATAATGGCTGATAATGTTTCAAAAGAAATTAAGGATAAAGTTGCCAATACATTGGATAAGCATAGTAAGGAATACCATTGTACGGATGATATGTTTATAAGTAGCAGCAGTTACAGGGACATTCAAATGAGGTTGAATCGTTCAGCAAATAACATATATTTATAAAATTGGAGGTAATAAAAAAATGAGTGAAGAAAATTATGAATATGCAAGTGACATGATAGACGATATAATGCCGGAGTTGCAGACTATAAGAGATCTTTATGCTAAGACTGGGGACATCAGTAAACAGGTTAAAATGGATGAAAAAATAGGCAAGATAAAAAATCTTTATAAGCAGAGTAAATCTCAAAAGGCTGCCGACCACAAAGCTGTTCAAAGTAAGGAAGAAGTTCAAACTCAAATAAATAGTATATTGGGATTGAAATAAGACCAATGGGACATGCATTTGTCCCTATTTCTGTATAAGGGTGATTTTAAGATGTCCAATAAGGAATTAGTACAATCATATCAAGAAGGTAATAAAAGTGCCCTGGACGAGCTTGTGGAGAGCAATAAAAAGATAGTATATAAACTGGTTAATAAATTCTATACTAAAAAAACAAATTCTATAGATAAAAAGGATCTGGAGCAGGAGGGATTTATAGGACTTATGACTGCAGCTAAGAAGTATAAGTTTAATATTGAAAAGCCTTGTAAATTTATAACTTATGCCGTGTATTGGATATACCAGAAAATGAATAGGTATATTCACCAGAAGAGCACTAATGAGGAAGTCAGTATATACACTCCGCAAAATGACGGTAATACTGAATTAATGGATTGTATAAAAGATGAAAATAACCTTTACGAAAATGTAGAGAATAAAATTTATAATGTGCAGCTCAGGGAAGAACTTGAAAATGCCATGATGGAAAATAATACACTGGTGGAAACGGAGGTACTGAAGCTCCGTTATGGGTGGGACAATAACAAATGTGTTACTCTCACCGAAACAGGAGAAATATTCAATGTATCATATGAAAATGTCAGAAATACAGAAAACAGGGCATTAAGAAAACTAAGAAATAGTACTTGGGGCAGGAAAAAGGCTCAGGAATATTATAAAGGAACTTTTTATAATAGTAGATATAGCATTGCTGATAAAATAAAAGCTATGGATTTTGAGAGTAAGTACTTACGTCATGACTTTTTAGCAGATGGGAGGGCTGTTACTAATGGATAAAGAAAAAGTGGTTGAGAAAATGCTTAAAAATTACACCACAAATATTGCAATAATAAAAAATATAGTCCTTGATATAGAGGATGCGAATTTGAGTGACAATCCGGATTTAGAAGAGATAGAGAGACTCAATTATGTAAAGAAGCAGAAACAGTTTGAAGTCAGAAGAGTAAATAATATGCTTTCAGCCTTGAAGGACAGGGACCTGAAAATAATTGAAATGAAGTACTTCCACAGATTCAAAATAAAGGATATAGCTATGGAGCTGGACTTAACTCCCATTTATATTGCACGGTTAAAATCTAAAATTATTGAGGAATTAGCCGATAGTATTTATGAAAATGTTGATAAGAGATAATTTAAATAATAGATAAGACTTAGAACGGTGAATTTGTTTTAAGTTTTATTTTTTTACCTAAATAAAAAACATATCAATAAATTTTCATTACTTTATATTAACTTCTATGCTTATAAAAATAGCAGCTAAGAGTAAAAACATGCAAAAACGTATATATAAAGAAAAAAATACGTAAGCTGCTTAAATAAATTAAAATAAAAAATAAAAAAATAATTGATTTTTTACAAGAAGCATAGTATTATATAAGTATAATAAATCAAGAGGAGAAATAATATGGTAATAAAAATAAATAATCAATTACAAAAATATGCTAGTGTTGATCCAACAAAAGAATCAAAACCAGTGTCATTAGGTAATTTATGTCAAATGATTGAGGAAGGTAAAATGACTCTTCCAATATTTCAAACATATATTAGATGGAGAATAGAAAAATGTGTAGATTTATTAAACTTTCAATTAAGTGGTAAAGCTGCAGTTTCTCCAATATCTGTTAATATAATTGAAAATAAGAATTTAGCAGTACCGCAGGTTACTTTCATAGAAAGAAAACTTATAAGTAGTAGTGATGATATAGTGGGAAAACAATCTGTTAATGATGGACAGCAAAGACTAAGCTGCAATTTTAAGGCATATATAGATCATGATGATTTTAAATGTATTGTATTGGATATATCTCGAGGAAAATTCATTCTGAATATGGAAGCTTTAAAAAAATCTCAGATACCAGTGGGAAAATTGTATAATAAGGATAGAAATGTATTTAAGGAATATCTTAGTCAACATAAAGCATTACAAGAATTTGAGGTACAAAATCTTTTAACAGCAATAAGAAATAAATTTTTAGGATACTATTATACTGTTAATTATGCAAGAGATTTGACTGAATTTGAACAACAACAATGGTTTAGGGTACTCAATTTAGCAGGTAGTACAGTTAGTAAAGTTGAGGTAGAGCTTACAAATATGTTAATAAAAGGAGTAGATTATTATAAAGAATACGCTAATGGATTTAGAGAAATATTAAGACAAGCATCTCTTGAAGGTTTATTTGTTTTTAAAGATACGGAAATATCGATTCCACTTGCGGCTCTTAATCCAGCTTATGAAGTTTATACTGAGTCACCTCATAAAATTAATTTTAGTCCAATACCATCTGATACAAAAGCTAATTTGATAAGTGAATTAGAAGCAGAACAAATAAGAAAAATATTTTCTATGACACTGAAAGCATTACAACAAACACTTGATTTTATAGATGATAATAAACTGGAAGAACCAAAAAGAATAGATTATATAACATATATCATAGGTGTATTTGTATATATTAATGGAAAACAAATTAATGATAAACAAAAAGATTTGTTAATTGATTGGTATAATACAGTTGAATTCTCCAAAAAAGATAATGGAGAAAGAAGAAAAATTTTTGAAGAATTACTTAGTAACTTAAATTTAATAATATAACAAGAAATTCGATATAGAGAGGACCCTTTTAAGAGTCTCTTTAGCTTAAGGGGTTCTTTTCACTATTGATAAAAAATTACTGTATTGTAACAAACATACAGATAATAATCAATAATGAATTTTATAAAATATGGTAGTATAATAAATATATTGTAAAATAAATTGGAGTGGTGTTATTGATTAATGTATATTGTGATGAAAGTTGTCATCTAGAAAATGATAATTCAGATTATATGATATTAGGGGCTATTTCATGTTCAAAGGATAAGGTTCGTGAGGTGGCTGATGATATAAGAAGCATTAAAACTAAGCATGGACTGAAAACAGGATTTGAAATAAAATGGACAAAAGTTTCGCCTGGAAAAATTGAATTTTATAAGGAATTAATACAGTATTTTTGGAATAATCAATCGTTACAATTTAGAAGTGTAATTGCAACTAATAAAAAATCGCTAGAGAATGATTCATATAACCAAACTTATGATGAATGGTACTATAAAATGTATTATTTGCTATTAAGTAAAATGTTAGATCCTACTAAGCAATATAATATTTATATAGATATAAAAGATACGAATGGTGGTCCAAAGGTTAAAAAATTAAAACATATTATAGATAGTTTTCTTTATAAATTTAGTGACGATTGTTTAAAGAATATACAAATTATTAAATCATACGAATCTGAACTACTGCAGTTTTGTGATTTATTTATTGGTGCAATTGGATATAAGAATAGATTTCTTAAAGGAAATTTTCCTGCTGATAATTTATCATTGGCTAAAATTGAATTATGTAATGAATTAATTGAGTATTCAGGGCGTACATTAGAGCATACTACGCCTTTATCAGAAAGTAAATTTAATCTTTTTGTTTGGAAACCTAGGGGGATAAGGTAATATGGTGAAATGTAAGCATAGCCGGGAAATATCTGAGTGTGAAGACCTTTCAGAATTTAAAAAATATGAAGATAAAATATTTAATAAGTTTTTAAGATTATATGAAAATAACGCAATAACTTTTCATGGAAAGTCTGTTGCAATGAAACATTATCCGCCAGAATATGATAAACGTTCAGGGTTTTATCACATGGTATGCGAAAATTATGAGGATACAGGAAATGAGCTTGATAGGAGCCCTAATTTACGCAGATACGAAAGAATAACATGGGCTGAGCAACTTATTAATAAATGTAGTGATACATCATGCGAAGAATTGTGTATATGGAGAAATATTAGAAGAGGTAAAAAAAATATACTAATATATTGTACTTCTATTGATTATTTAGTTGTGCTTGGAGTAAGAAATAATTACTTTTTATTAATTACAGCTTATCCTATTGAAAAGGGTCATACTCGCAGGAGGCTACTTAAAGAATATAATAATTATAAAGCAAATAACGCCCTATAATAAGAGCGTTATCGAATACTCTTTCTACACATGGCAGATGAGCTAAATACTTTCTTTGTAGCCTAATTATAGCACAGCTAAAAAAGAAAGTCAATTAAAGATATATATCTAATTATAATATATGCATATGTTAATATTTTTGACAGTCCCAAAAAAAATATACATACATTAAAAATGTGATTTTAAAATATGAAAACAGACCGGAGAAAAAACCGGAAATTAGACCGGGAAATACTATATTTTTATTATGTATGATTTAAAATAATAAAAAAGTATATATAATAAACCCTTATATATGAAAGCTCATAAGAGTTAAATAAATTTGATTTTATGTAATAAAAAATAATAAGCTGTGTTTCGTAATCAGTAGGTCACAGGTTCGACTCCTGCTGGGAGCACCAAAGAAACCCTGTAATATCAATAATATTGCGGGGTTATATTTTTTTACTGGTACTTTCTGTTTGTTAGCGAACTAGAGTAAAA